ACGGTGCAATCAGAGACGGGGTATGAATACAGCAGGCAAGCTGCCGTTGACCGCATGTTGCGTGGCACGCAGGCGCTTTTGAACAAAGCACGCGGGCATGGTGTGGCGCGGGTTTTGTTTGTTCTTGGCAATGATATCCTGCACGTTGACAACACAAAGCGCCAAACAACAAGTGGCACCCCACAAGACACCCACGGCAGCATCTATGAAATGTATAGGGATGCGCAAGCGGCTTACATCGCAGCCATTGAAACCTGCGCGGCTGAATACGTTGTGGATTTGATCTATTGCCCGTCTAATCACGATTGGTTGATGGGCTGGGCGCTGGCGAATAGCATTGGCACATGGTTTCGCAACCATCCAAACGTCCAGAGCAATGAATACAGCCTGTCTGAAATGCATCGCAAATATTACCGATATGAGAACAATTTGATTGGCCTGACCCACGGCGACGGCGCAAAGGAAGCTGACTTGTATCCGCTGATGATGACCGAAGCGCGTAGTCATGTATCGGACGCGCAACACCGTTATTGGTATTTGCACCATTTCCATCACAAGATCCGGAAGGCCCAAGGCGTTAGGCCGCATGACCGCGAAAAGGATCACATCGGCCTGACCGTCATTAAGTCTGGCGTTGCGGCGCAAATGGGTGACAACGTGCAGATTGAATATATCCGCAGCCCGTCACCGCCTGACTCTTGGCATGACCGCAATGGCTATGTTAACAGACAGGCCGTTGAATGCTTTATTCACGATCCACATGAAGGGCAAAACGCCCGATTTACGCACTGGTTTTAAGATGGTCATTTCACAGCACGACATTGACGCCATGTCTGGGCCGCACCTTGTCGGCATCACGGGCCGCGCCGGGTCTGGCAAATCTGCTGCATCTGATGCGCTGGTTGAGGCTGGCTGGGTGCGCATGAAGTTTGCATCGCCGTTGAAGGACATGCTGCGCGCCATTGGGCTGACCGATCAGCACATTGAAGGCGATCTTAAGGAAGTGCCATGCGATCTTCTATGCGGGCAAACCCCGCGTCACGCGATGATTACGCTGGGGACCGAGTGGGGCCGCGAAATGATTGGTGGAAATTTCTGGATGAATATTGCCGCCAACAGAATTGCAACCGCGATGGCCGCTGGAATAAACGTGGTTGTTGATGATGTGCGCTTTGACAATGAGGCCGATCTGATCAAGCGTCTGGGCGGCGTTGTGTTGAGCTTAGAGCGCGACAGCGTGCTGGCCATTGACCACAAGTCAGAAGCGGGCGTCACGGCAGACATGATCTATCGAAACGACGGTTCTGCCGCTGAATTACGCGGATACATGATTTCTGTTTTTGCGCAGCTTGGTGAGTGGGAATGACGGCTTAGTTGTCGTCTGACAACCTATCTGAGCATCTCAGCGACTAAGGGCAGGAACCCGTGATCGGGGCCGTGCTTGGCAACCCATGACGCCTTGCCATTGTGGATCGCTTCGGGGCCGTCCTGGTGATGCGCTTTGCATAGTGGAATGGTATCAAAGTCGCTGGCCTTGTTCGTGCCGTATCGGTCACAGATGCAATGATGCACATCTGACGGGCCGGGCTTGCCACATATAACGCATGGAAGCTGCTTGACGCGGGTTATGTGCGCCCGCGCCTTTGCTGTGCCGCGTTTCGGCTTTGGTTGCTTTAAGCCAAGAGGACCGCGACCGGTAAGGTTCAAAGCCAACGCTCCCATTTATGGCAGGCCGTGTTCACCTGCTTTGCCAGATCGTATAGATCCGTTACCCGCGTTTTGCTCTTTTTGGCGCGGTAGATGGCAGCTGCGATGCGATCCTTTTCCTCGTATAGCGCAGACAACTTGTTGCGGGCAATCGGGGCCATAATGGGCTTGAGCATCCAGCGCATCATAGCATTCCTAGGGCTTGGCGATACAATTCCTCAATCGCATCCTCTTCGGCCAAAACATCGGCACGCTTTTTGCGCATAGCCACGATTTTGCGGATGGTCTTGGTGCAGTATCCGCTGCCCTTGGCTTCAACATAAATTTCCGCGCGGGCTTCGGTTTCGTCAGAAATCCGCGCGTTTTGGTGTTCGATGCGTTCAACGATTGCGCGCAATTCATCGGCGGTGACGTTCTGTGTGGTGTTTGTCATGTCATGCTCTCTTTGGTTTGTTTTCATTTGTAGGTTTTCTTCGGTGGTGTCTTTGGAAGCGCAGCAATGGCTTCGCGGCCTGCTGCGGTGACGCGGTAGTAAGGCGCTGTTTTTGGTAAAGCAAAAGGCGTGTTATTTTCAACTGCAACACGTTCAATCCAGCCAGCACGCGCGCAACCAGACATGGTTCTGCTTTGGGCGCGAATGTCTTTGGCTTGAAACGGGCCATCGATGGTGTGCATGGCAAGCAATGCATACCAGCGAGAATGTGTAAGTGTCGGTTTCATGCGTTTTCCCTTTCCGACCATTCGACATCATGCCTTGAGCCGTATTCGTAAATGACTTCGATCAGGTCGCTCATTTGTTTTTTGTTTAGCTTTGATGTCCGAAAGCCCAGTGGAAATGGTCCGCTGCCGTCAAGCCCGTCTGCAAACTGCACCTGATGACCAAGGCTATGCATGAATGCGCATTTCCAAGTTTCTGTCGTCCATTTGCGGCTTTCGGGCTTTGCCAAAGCAATGTCTGTCAGCATCGCCCACATCTTTGCGTTTTGGTCTGGCGTTCTATCCCCGCCAACTATGCTGACCGTCGAGTAATCGGGCGCAGCGTCAATAAGCTGGTGGGCATACATGCGCTGCCGTGGACCAGTCAGGCGGACCTTGTAGGGCATCACCTGGCCTCCTGCGATGCCCAGTGGTCCAGGATGACCCGGATCACATCTTTGCGATTCATATTCAACGCTGTGACGGTTTGGTTCAGAGTTTCCCATGTGTCTGTTTTATCAATGCCACCCCCAGCTTCTTCAATGCGTTCAAAAGTGTCGATGATGTCATTGCGGTGCATCAATACGCCTCCTTTTCCTGCCAACGTTTTACGCCTGCGATGTCAGTGTCTTTGTGGTTCTTGGCAACATATGCTTCGATAAATGCAGTGATTGCATCGCGGTCATTGCCTGCAATCCAATGCAGGGCGGCGCGGTGGTCCTCAATATCGTATCGGTGGACAGTGCGCATCCCCAACACCTTGTCTTTCTGCTTGGCACTGGCATCTGCAAGCGCCTGCTGCGCCTGTGCGGCCTTCTGGGCGGCATCGCGCTGTGCGTCTATGTCTGACGCTGATGCAGCCTTGGCGGCTTCCTCGGCCTCTTGGCGGGCCTTGTTGGCGGCATCCCATGCTGCCCGCTTCTCTGCCTCCTTCTCAGCGGCCAGCTTGCGCTTGTATGGGTCTTGGCAGGCGATCAGGCCTTTGACGATTCGATCCAGATCATCCTGCGTCGGTTTCCATCGCGCAATTTCTGTTTTCCAAGCCTCGTGCAACGGCTTGGTGCTTTCATCGCGGGCAGCGTTTAAATCCTTGAGCGCGCCCTTGATGGTTTTAAGCAAGGCGTCGGTTGCCTTGAGTTGGTCGGCATTTTCGATTGGCTGTCCGTCCAGCCAGTTTTGCGCCTCGTCAATCGCTTCGCCGTATGGGGCCAGTGCCTCGTCGATGGGGTCTGGCGGGTTATTACCGCCAACGGAAAAACGTGGATCGTTTGTCATGTTTTTGTCCCTTCTTTTCTCAATACGGTAATTCGTCGCCGCCCAGATCGGCATTGGCTGCGTGTGTCAGCCTCAGCTTGGCAGCATCCTTGGCTGCGCTAACGACTAGCAAGGCTGCTACAGGCTGTGGGATGCGCGACCAGCGTTCCTTGAGGTCGTCAAGGCTGTCTGCCTCGGCCAGATACTCGCGAGCCTTCTGTGAGGCCTCTGTGTTGATGGGTGCGGGCTTTGGTTCCGCTTTAGGTGGGGCCTTGGCGGCTTCATTGCCATCGTCATCCTCTGGGGCGATGCCAGCCATTGCCATCAGGCCGTAGCGCCGACCGTATGTCACCGCTGACCCGTAACCCTGCATGTCGTTCTTGGCGACAATCAAAGGCACGCGGCAGGAAAGGCTTTCGCCGCTTTCGCCGTGGATCAAGATTGTTTCAACGTAGCGGCCATGCTCATTTTCGCCGGTGGGCTGAATGACTGCAATGCCAGCTTCATTGAGCGATGGCAGGCAGGCATCCATGACGCTGCCCAGATCGGCATACTTGCTTTTGAAGTGCGGGTTGTTGGCCTGCTTCAGTGCCTTGCCCATGTTGGCCTGTGCTTTGGCCAGTGCTGCTGCGATGCTTTTCATATCACCAGCCCATCCCATGCCCGAAGATCAAGAAAGCGTATCCGCCCCCGAAGATTGCGATGGCACCGGTAAAGTCGGTAAGAAGGTCTTTCATTTTCATTGTCGTTGCTCCTATGCAAATTCTGTTTCGTCGGCCAAGTCGATGATGGCCTGCTGCAAGTTGGCAGGCAGATCGGTCATCTTGACGTCAATGCCCAATATAGTCAGCGCCGCGACCTCGATGCTGGCGGGATCGACTTCATCCCACACGGGCGAACCCGGCACGCCGTAGTCGCTGCGTTCTGTTTCGGCGTGAAAGTCTACTTGGATTTCTTCGCCGTTGTATGTTGATGTGACTGTCATGTTTTGCTCCGATCAATAAAGGACAAAGCGCAACTGTGCGCCGTCCAGTTCGCAATCAGCAAGCGCGACCGATGCTGGAATTTTATCTTCATCAATAAAAGATGGCGTTCCCATTTTGACGCTAGCAGCGATACAAAGACCTGCCGAATCTTGGCGGTTGCGCCTGCTGCGCGCTGTCATCTTGAAACCGTCTGGGTGACGGCACAAAACAAAAATGCCTGTTTCACTGTCACAGCCCAGAATAACCCGATCACCAACAACCCAGCGCATTGCTTTCATTGCGTCTGCCTGTATGCCAATCGAAAGTTGTGCTGGCCGAACTTCGCCCGCTTTTGATGATGCAAGATATACGCCAGATTTATTGCTAGCTGATGCCACACGTTTGCGCTTTGGCGTTGCCCATTGAATTGTCATGTTTTGCTCCCGTTTGTGTTCCGTCTAACAACTGTCTAACGTTTTAGTGACTTTCTTGCAAGCGCATATTGCGCATTTCCCGAAATAATTTTATGCTGCACAAACATAACAAGGAGAACGACATGGAACTGACACCAATCTTCACCGCCAACCTGCGGGCATATTCAGACGCATGGAAAACCAAAGGCGTTAGCTTGGGCCAGCAGGCCGCGCGCTGCAACATTGGCAAGCCTGCTTATTCGCAGCTGCGATCTGGTAATGTGCAGGCACCAAGCATTTGGACCGCTGTTCGCTTGGCCGAGGGGCTGGGCGTCACGGTTGACGATCTGGTGACTGACAGGCCGTCAGTGCGCGAGGCAACTTGTCGTCGCATATTTGAAGGCAAGCATCGCGGGGTTCCGGCATGAGGCGCAATCTTGAAGGCCCGATCCACCAGGCTATTCTTGGCTATCTACGCCTGCAATATCCGCAGGCCGTGGTGCATCACTCTGCCAACCAGACAGACGTCAAGGGGCAGGCCATTGCCCGCGCCATTGCCAA